CGCATTGCGGCTCCATCACGCGCTGATTTATATTTAAAGGCATTCCAAAAGCGGTTAAACCAGTCCTTTTGACGTGGCGTTAGGCTCTGATAGTGGTCTTTATTTTCCCGTGGCACGCTAGGCGCTGTTTCACCATAGCCGTGCTGGCTTAAAGCCTCCCATAGTCCTTCCGCATAACTGACCGCCTCCGGCACTTTGTCCAGTGCGGGTAGGCTACGAATCAGCACGCCTTGGATAAAGCGTTTTTTACTCATTTTGCGCGGTCGTAGTATAAGTTATCATCACCGTACGCTGTAGCTCAAATATCTCAAAGCAATTGGAGCAGGTAAGGGTAAATGATTTGGGCAGTAAGGGAATAGGACTTTCTATTAGCTCCTGCTCTTGCTCAAATAAGTCATCCTGATGGTATTCATACAGGCAGTGCGGGCAGTGGAAGTAGATCATTGTGCTCTTCCATAGCCAATACGCACCAGCTCCACATTTTCCAGTTTTTTATACTGTCGCTCCAAAGCGCCATAGGTGGGGAACCACGGTTCATACCAAACACTAACGCGGTCAATATCAAACGTATTTCTTGCCCGACGTTTGCCAAAGACTTTAATAAACCCAGCTTTTTTCTTTGGTGGATAAGCCGCCTTGCTACGTTTTCTATAGACGCTAACCAGCTCAGTCGTATGCTCAGAATCACCAGGCCAACAACCTCTCAGAGTAAAGATCCCGTCACGATAAACAGCAATAGCCACTTTATTTTTAGAGATAAACTCACGCATTAAGGTGATGCGTACACCATTAATCATAAGCTCGCACTTACCATGATCACCTGCACAATCAAGCTCGGATTTAACTTGCAGCCATTGGTCTTTTGTTAGGCTCATAAATCGCTCCCTAAACGATTGCTTTTGTTCTGATTTACCCCATGATTTAATTCAGCATTAGCGCCATCCTTGTGCCCAGCCAAGCTATCCTTAAATGAACCGCCAGAATTGCCTTTTGTTTTGCGGTTACGTGGCTCTAATTCCGATGCACTCGGGTAGTGTTTTTGCATATAAGCGGTAATAGCGGTTTCTTGCGCCTTGCTGGGCGCAAAGTTTTCAATGGTTTTATGCACGGCATGAACCCAAGAAATGCAATATTCATCAGCCCGCGCGGTTTTATTGGTACGCTTACAACGCTTCAACGCTGTTTTAATATAATGAGATCTATCGCGTTTTAGCTGGCGTAATAACACATCAAACGCATAACTAGACAATTCAGGTGCTAGGCTAGTACCAATAAATTTCCATTGCGCAGGTTGATCTCCCCACCGCCATGCCGTAGTCGTGAATAAGCAATGACAGCCAAAGGCTTTAGCGGTTGTATTGGCTAGAAAGGATTCCCAGTTACTCGGTCTTGTTTTAACCGATGCGTTAGCCTTTTTCTCATTCGCTTGTGCCGCATCAATATCTAATCCACTGATATTATGCTTTTGCATTAGGCTTTGTGCTTGGCGTAGAGCAATGGCCGCTTCATGTGCATTGCTTGATTTTGCCAGCGCCAAGCATTTCTTAATTTTGTCGATGATTTTTTCAGTTTGTGACATCAGCTAACCCTCCGCCCATGTTTCTTGGCATCTTTAATCAAGGCACTAATGATGCCAGTCAATTCAGTGCTGGTACAAAACTCCAGTTGCTCTTTATCATACATACGCTTGGCAATGGCCTTGGCATAGCTCCATGGGTATTTTGCCTCGGCCAGTAAGGCTTCTATCTTTTGCATTTGCGCACTGGTATCTGTGTTATTGGGTCTATCAGGATAGCTTTTTTGCTTTGGCGCGTGGGCTTTAAGGTGTTTAATCACTTTAAAACGCTGAACACCACTTAATTTGGCCGAACTACGTTTGCCCGTTAGCTGCTCCAGCATATCGCGGTAGCTGTCGTCATCCTCCAAACCTGCTTTTTTAGCGAGTACGTGAATGGCGGCAAGATCCCGTTTACGCTGCATGTCACTGCGCGTATTGCTAGGGCGCGGCTTTGGCTCGCTTTTATTTGCTGCAATGCCAGCGGCTTTTTCTAACTGCTCAGCCTGTGCGATCAAGTGGTCGGCCTCTTGCATTTCACGATGATAAGCGGGGCCATCAGCCCGCTGGGCAATAAATCGGACTTGTGCAGCACGTTGGCGTAGTTGGTTTGCGGTTTCTGTCATTTTTGTTCCTTTAGCCTTGCGCTCTGAAGAACTTTTTTAGTCCTTCGAGAAGATTTTGTTTAGGTTTGATTACTTCGCTTACCGTCGCAATTAATAAGGGCGTTTCATTGCCATAATCAAGTCGTTGCTGAAGGTAGGTTTTATTGATCTGGTTAGCGCATCGGTGTGCGTTTAATTCATTAGCAAAGGGCAGTTGGTCATCAGGCCCTGCTACATGTACAAGGTAATTGCTCATTGTTGTTCCTGGTAGTTTTTGGGGTTCTCGTTCCCAAATTCCTCGTTCCCAAATTCTATTTAGGAATGCATGCCGGTAAGCTCTGCTTACTGATAGTCACAGCGGGAGCTGCTTCCTCATGCATTCCCAAGCCGGAACTTGCGAACAAGCGTATCGGATTAATACACGTTATCTTTAAACACTTTCAGCACCTTAACCTTGGGCACTAAGGCCGCCGGTATGGTAATGGCCTCGCCTGTTTTAGGATTACGACCTTGACGTTCAGCACGCTCAGTTCGGGTAAATTTAACGAGACCAGGAAGGGTCACTTCGCCATCATTAGCGAGCTCTTCATGCACGACGGTAGCTAGGCTGTCGAGTACCCGGGCGATAGTTGTCCTACTAGCGCAGGTATTGGCATTGTTGTAAATCGCGTGAATCAGTTCTGTTTTGTTCATGTTATTTCTCTCTTTGGTTTTTTGTCGATAGTCCGCCCTACGGCATTGCATTTACTTATTTTGTTCATCAAGCCATGCTTGCACCTCCTTAACTAACCATTGATTACGCCGCTTAAATTTGCGCGCAGGCCGTGGGAATAGCCCCTTACTGGGATAGGCTTTAAGGCTAGGCTCTGACAAGGGGACGCATTCTTTCAAGTCGTCAAAGCCAATGAACTCAATATCAGGTAAAGGGCGTATATCCCTTTTAATTCGCGTAGTCGAAATAAAGTCACCCTCAACTAAGGTACTTTTAGTTGCGGGCCGACGTAAGCGCGCAGCCAAACGGCGCATAAGTAATCCGCCAAGCTGACTAGCGGGCATATAATGCCCAGCTAAAAACGCTCGGCTTCTTGCCATGTCCATACTCATAAGCCCGCCATATCCATGCTGATCTGCTGATACTTGCCTTCATCACCCACCCGCTCATACAAGCGAATATAGCTCTTGCTGCTGGCAATGGTAATGCTGTCTTTCAATGCATTCATTGCTTTTGTCCAGCGCGCATCTTTAATATCAGGCTTAAACAGCCCTAATACCCGCGAGGTGCTGATATTACCCGCCTTATCAACCTGAAACGCATGCACAATAAGGGCTTTAATCTTGTCGTCGCTGCCTTTTGTCCATTCCTGTATGCATTCATCAATGAGCACTTTAGCGACCTGTAAACGCTCATCAAAGACCAAAGTGTCACTGACCGCGAGCATCAATTTGTATTTGCCATCAAAGGTCACTAAAGAAATATTGCCTTTTTTACCGCCCAACGCCGTGTCATATTGCTCCGCTGCCAGAGCAATAAACGCACCTATATCACTCATAATGCGTTTTTTAAATACGCGCATTTCATCTTGCAAGCCATGCGAAGCGGAAATGATGTCACTGACTAAATCATTGCGTAATAAGTCTAACGGCTTAACGCTGTTGACGGGAACTAGATGGCCTTGTGCATTTTGCATATAGCCGTCGGGGGTGGTTATTGTTTCTGTGTTCATTTTTTGGGTCTCTTTGGTTGTTTTGTTAAGTAACATCATCTAGCAATCGTGAATCACGCTATTTCCTCGTTCCCAAATTCTATTTGGGAATGCATTCCGGCAAGCTCTGCTTACTTATAGTCACAGCGGGAGCTGTTGCCTCATGTATTCCCAAGCTGGAGCTTGGGAACAAGAATAAAATTTACAGGTATAAGTTGTTTTCAAATCAGTACCTCATTCCATTCCACCTGACAGCCTTTAAGATGCGCTGCTTTGCGGATATATTTCCCATGCTCACTATGTCCCTGACCAATATCGTGAAATTTAATACTTTCTATCCCCGCACAGGGGTAAACTTCAATCACCGGCACGGTCTGGCAAAAATCAATCTTGATAATCTCTATGCCCATAGAGACCAAAGCATTAACGGCATGACAGACCATTTTTCCCTGGTGACGTAGTTGGTTTCGTTCGGGGTAATGCTTTTTATGACTCATCATTTCTCCTTACAATTTGCTATGTGGACACCCATTGCGGCAGGCTTTATAAATCTGCACGTATTGCGGATTAACCGAGGTAAACGGGCGTTTCTGATAATTTAGGCAGATATGCGTGGGAATTTCACCCACCACCGGGCAGTCCACGCCATCAGGCGCTTGTGTTAATGACCAACTCCCTCCCGCTGCAATCGCGACACAGATTAACTCAGGCCCCATGCAGATACCGATGGCTGTCGGTTCAAAACAGAAAACCATCACCTCTTGTCCTATATAGCGCTGTAACAAGGGATTGTAATATTCACGTCCCATATAAGTAACTGTGTTATCTAGCACAAGTCGCGTCCCATTGGGCGGTAAAATGCAGTCATCAATCGTATAAAATCGACCGTTAGCGGGCCTTTTGTTGTTTTTTAATAAGGCGGTGTTCATCATTTATCTCCTATTATTAAGCTTGGTAATCAAGATGCTCTTGATAAGCAGCACGGATATAGTTCAATGCCAGCGGCTGCTGTTTACCCATCGCCAAAAAGGCCGCCATGCGCAAGGCTTCAGTGACCATGCCTAAAGCTCCGGGCTTATCAGCAATCTTGGCGCAGTAATCAATGCTCGCTTTGTCAGTCAGTCCCCATGCGTTAAGTAGTGCAGCCACATCATCACGGACGGGTTTTTTCAGAACCTGCTTTTTACTGATACGGCGAAATAATGGCGCATTCATTTCCGCTTTACGCCCCATTAAATTGCTATAAACCTGCTCTGAGCCAACATAAGCAATGCCGATTTTGGTTGCATCAAACAGGTGCTTGATACCCCATAAGGCATCAAGACTTAACAGTTGCGCCTCATCAATAATAAGTAAGCCGCGAGTGCCCTTTAAGCGGTCGATAATTTCGTCTTCTAAGTCGGCAGCGCGCGAGGCAGCGCTACGCACACCGACAGCCTTTGCAATGCGTTTTAAGCTGGCCGGATAGGTCGAGGCTGAAGGAGAAGCTGTGACCACCCAAACGTTATTGTGTGTTTTTTGATAATGGTCGCAGGTTGTAGATTTGCCCACGCCAGCTCCCCCGACGATACAACAGGCGACCCCAGACATTTGTGCATACGCTAGCGTATTGTGGATCTTTCCGCCGGTGGGCATTTTCACCCAGTCCGGTGCTGTCGGCATTTCCTGTAAGCGCTCTATTTGTTCCAGCCGAGATAATAACCACTGTGTTAATTGCTGCTCTATTTTTCTGTTATCGCCAGGATAACTGCCTTTCATCCATTGATTAAGCTTACTCGCCCCTGTTTTATCAGTGCCTGATTCTTTCGCGATAGAGGTCTGGCTAAGTTCATATTTTTCTATTTCCGCGCGAATTTTGGTACGTAAAGCATCGCTTTCTGTGGCTTCACTGTTCGTGGTATTCGTTGTCGTATTCATGCTGTATAATCTCCAATTGTTTTTTGTTGCTGTTAAAGGTCTTTTTAAGACGGGTTTAAAGTGGCTTTTGCCACCTTTTAAACAACCCTTTCTATTGCTGTAGAAAGGGTTGTTTAAACTTCATTTCTTAATTGCTGCTGCAAAGCGGCATCCAGCGAATCAGCCGTCTGGCTAAACAGCGACTCTGCATTAATAATTTCACCGGTATCAAAATTAATCTCAACCGATTCTGGTATATCAATCGTGCGCTGAAATTGCCCCGTGACAACATTACTCACCGGTTTTTCAGGCTCAGGCTGCTGTGGACTAAATTGCTGTAATTCCAACTCGCCCATGCGTTTTTCTGCTGTCGCCTGTAGTTTTGCGGCTTTACGTTTGCGCTGGATATTTTTATGATGTTCCCGTGCCGCATCGGTATCATTAAAAGCAACACTGGGCTGCCAAGTTGCATCAAATAAATACCGACAATCCAGACTATATAAGCTCACCTGGCTGTGTAAATTATCTGGATCGTAAAACGCGACCACATCTTGCCCGGCAAACTCCACCAGTTCATCACACCAATAACGATTTCGTCCCGCTGGGCCTTTTCCGGCCTTTAAGGTAATCATGCCATTATTGGCCGCGCATTTGACTTTCTCCGGCATCATCAATAATAAGGTGCGCTGTTGCTCGGTTGCTTTACGTGGCGCGGCACTGGCAAAGCTTTTTTCAAACACTTCATCAAAGCTATAAATACCGTTACACACCCCGCCTTTACGTTTCTTCTGGCTGTTATGTCGACTAATCTCATCCGCCACAATTTTCTCAAACTCAGCAAACGGTATCGCAGTCTTCTTGCTAAATCCGCGCTCTCTCAATGCCGGATTCCACGCCACTTTCTCGTGTATTCCACCCTTACCAAAAGCGCGCTCTATCGGCTTCACGCCAGGATTAGAAATTTTATGATCCGGATTGGTGAAGTGCGCATCAATACCAAGATGAAACAAAATGCCCGGCGCATCACTGGGCAAATCCTTAAAACGGTGGCGCCCCTGTATATGCCCCGTCATCGCCTTATTGGCAGCGGCACGAGTATTATCAATCTGCATATAGTGCGGTGTGGCCACACCCAATAAGTCATAAGTTGCCAGACGGAACACATCGGTATTCTCAGTTTTGGCCAAGCGCCAAGCAACGATCTTGCCGCTGTAAATATCCTGCCAAACCCATGCAGTGCAAGTATTAAGAATTTCACCATCCGCAAATTCCACATACACCTTGTCAAATTTCAAACCATCACCCGAGACCGCCTCACCGGCTTTAAAGCAGGTTTTATCCCGATGCTGGAACGGCATCAGCTGCCGCATCGCAACTTCACCCTCACGAAACAAAACCAAGGTATGACGACTGTAATTGTCTTCGACATAACGCCGCATGGTATTTTCACTGCCCATCACCCAGCCCTGCTCAACTGCAACCTCGGCAGTGCGACGGAAGCAATCCATATAAGTCGGTTGACGACGGTTTAAATACAAAGTCGAGTAATAATCAAACGCCAACTGAGAAAACCCAACCCCCGCTTCCCGGCCGACAAAGCAATTGACCAAAGCAGCAGGCCAGTCTTGAATATCGAAATGCTTCACTCCTGGCTTGCCTTTGCGCCCGTGCCACCAGTTCAGTAGGGTCTTGTAACTGACCTTATGCATCTGTGCCACGCGATTTAAATGAATCATGCGCTGGCCTTTATCCTCGAAATAATCAATCAGCAACTTGTATTCGCGCAGTATTTCAGCCTTGCGGTACGCCTCGTTTTTTTGCTTCAGCGATTTACGCTCAAAATGCGCCCAATCCACGGTAAAACTCAGCGGCTCACCCATATCTGTCACCGCCTCATCAACTAAGGCTTGTACTTCATTAGATAGCTGGGGTTTTTCGGTGTTTCCATATTTCAGTAGCACCGCCGTTTTAAGGTCGCTGGGTAAATCATCCAGTGCAATCAACTTAGATGCACCACCCCGCCTTTTTTGACTGATAACAGGGATGGATTCCTTGTTAATGCGTCTGCTTATGGACGTTTTATGTACTCCTGCTGCCTCAGCAATCTGTGTCGCCGTTAATAAATCCTCTTTAAATATCGATTTAGAACCCATTTCTACTGACCTCCTCGCAGCCTGATTAACAACGGACACCGTCAAGACGAAACCGAAGCTCTTCTAAATAATGTCTTAGTGCCCAGTATTTTTCTGCATCTTCACAATGTTTATCGGATGCTTCAGTAACAGTTTCAATTGGCTCAATTTTTTCTGTGCCATTTTCAAGACAATCAATTTCGCCATTAAGGAATTCAATCAAGACAATACTCCGATGCATAAAACTATCCATGCACTCATCCCCAAGAGCTTGCAGTAAAATATAATCGTCCCAATTCTCACTAAGGAACAACAAATCTTGTTCTTTCTGTCTAGTCTCACTCATTTTCCTAACCCCTTCATTTTCTCTAGCTTGTGAATTTGCTCGTTAATCTCAGACTGCATCTGCTTTTTCATCATCTGCAATTTACCGATTTCAGCATCAACGGCATCCTCTCCGTAAGCCACCCGTCCACCGCGCTTACTCACCAACCAATCAGTTAAGCGATGACTCGTACAAACTGTCTCCAGAATAGGTGCCAGCCAAAACGGCAGCGGGTGATCCACTCTTGCAGCAGAACAATAAGCATCCAGCATATGTTTACTCACGTCCTTATCTGCCATCCGGCTAACAGCCGAACTAATCTCATAACGATCTTTTAAGCCCGAATCAGACAGCACCAGACTCACAGTCTCAGACACCTCTCGGGCATACTGCGACTCACCCGGAATCACTACCTCAGGCGTAGGCAGATCAAAGATGTCTAATGTCAGCGTGTCTTTTGACTGTTTCATATCAAGCCACCTTGCGTTTTTTTACGTTGCACGTTTTTTTTGGTGCAGTATCATAGGTATTAACCGGTTTGCGACCGAGGGGACGGTTAGGGATACCAATACCATCCGCACTCACGTCATAACGGCTAGGCCACAGTACCCAGGGAGAAATACCAAGTGCATCAGCAATATGCTTCTCTCCTTTAGGGTACGGTCGTTGCAACACATTTTTAAGCGTGCCGGGGTTAAGCCCATGATGCACACTTAAAGACCGCAACGACCAGTCGGCTTTACGCAGAGCGGCGATAATATCAGCAGGATGCCAGTCCTCTAACGATTGGCTTTTTTTAGGTTGTTTATTTGCTCTCATGGGATATACGATAGAGCAAAATAATACGCCTTGCAAGTAAAAAAACATGTCGCACTTTAATTGAGGAGTAAAGTATCACTCCAATATTCGTAATATATTGATTTATAAAATTAATAACTCTAAGTGCGACATGAAATAAAAGTGCGACACGCCTGTCGCACTTGCGGAGGTAAAAGTGCGACATGAAATTATATCTATTTCGGATAGATTAAAGGAAATAAGAGGCGTATTTAATTGCTCTCAAAAAGATTTTGCCATTAAAATTGGCTCCTCAGTCATGGGGTATCAAGCAAATGAAAGAGGGAAGAGCCTGCCAGGCACAAATGTCCTATCAGGGTTGTTTAATCTTGGGGTCAATATAAACTGGGTGTTAAGCGGTGAAGGAGAAATGCTACTGGGAGAATCCAGCGCACAACAACAGATTGCACAGCGATATGCGCAATGGATAGATCAGGAAGGCTCAAGGCAAGGGCTAGCAGGTCAAAAAGCCTTATTGTATTTCAGAGGTAAGTACGCCCGTAAAGAGCTAGAACTGGATACCTATGGCA